GTGGTGTTGGTATTTCCTTGGCCATTGGCAAATGACTAATTGTATTTAAATCAGGCAAAGGTCTTCCACCAGGGTTGCCCATTAGCCTTTTAATCTCATTAGGCTTAGGTGGCCTTCCCGCAATTGGTTGAGTCATTAGTTAGTTTTTTCCTTTTCTACGAATTCCTTTTTGCAACATCGTTGACAAAATTTGTCCAAATGTCCAAATCTGATAATATCGCTATATTATACAGAACAGGGCAGACGGGGTATAGAAAAATTATGCTTACGCATGAAATTGGGTATACGGAGTATTGCCAGGGATGGGGGCGAGGGTGGTTTCCCTACGCTTATATTTATTTAAATAATATTAGTGCTTAGAACTATTACATTTTCTACATAAAACAGAAATGTTATCCAGAGTATTTAATCCACCATTTTGTATTGAGACTATATGGTCTGCCGTGAGGTCTTTTGTTGATTTACATTTCGTACACCACGGTTGCAACTGTCTTGCTAACTTAGACATTTGTTGCCATTCATAATCATACTGGCTATGTCTTCTTCTTGGATTTCTTAATCTTTGTAGTCTTGCACATGATGCACATCTAGATGATCTTACTAATATTCCACAACCTGAACAAGGACGGTTGAACCTCATAGGCTAATATCTAACATATATATATAATTAATCTATCTCATCAGTAGGGGCCAGGGCCCCATCACATTCATCACAATCAATATCATTATCATAGTTCTCATACTTGACTACTGCACCCAGGTGCTCATCAAATAATGTTAGGGCTGTTGCTGCTCCTCTATTCATAAGGGAATCAATAGCATCAAATGATAATCTCTCATCTGTTTCTATCTGGACATTGACTGGACCTATACTCATACTCATACTAAACATAGTGTATTCCTTATAGTAGTAATCATTACCTTCTAGATCCCGTCCAACTTTTGGGGTCAGCAAATACTGTTGCTTCCATTATACAGTATCTTTTAAGATTAGTCAATTAAACTTCTCGCTTTCGCAATAGCAGAGATATCATATAGACCATGCTTCATTGGTATGTTATGTTCTCTAACTATCTTATTAAGTTCTACCTTAGTTATATTCATCCATAGGCAGATAGCATCTATATCTAACCAGAAGGTTCTATTAGGATTATTCATAGCCAAGGCTAATAATCTATATAGAGTCCATGAGGTACGACACTTATGACATGTAACACCAGCCAATAGATTCTCTATATCAATAACTATATGAGCCTTACACTCATCAGTAGGACATGGGATTCTTCTAGGCTTCTCTATGAACTTCTTATTGGTAGCCAGACCTTTGCTGTGTAGTTCCTTTACTGATCCCGCAAACTCTTCCACCCAATCCTGCTGGACTGTCCATTCAAGATGGGCTAAGTGGAATGAGACTGTTGCAGCAACCTCTTTCTCCACTGTGGCTTCTCTCTTCAGTAAGGCTGGAGGAGTAAGGGATCTACCTCTACGGATAAGGGCTTCATACTTATGCAGCAGCCCCAGAAGTTCCTTACCCATAGAATAATCTAATGCATTAACATTGAACCCAATTGATCTCTCTGTGCTTGGTGAGCCTGAGCCTGATCTTCCTGGTGTGACAAATGATGCAGCACCTTGTTGTAGTTCAGGTAGTTCAGTCAATGCAGACTTCAAGGATGAGTAACATCTCTTGCATATCTGTCCTGACTCTACATTAAACTTACATACTGCACATTGCATTGTTTGCCCCTATTTCTTTTCTAGTTGTTGGAATAAGTCATCAACAGTCTCAAATGGTTTTGATTCTCTGTTTACTAAGTGATCTTCATTCCATTGCTTAAGTTTCTCTGAATACCAAACTCTTCTTTTCCATGCTCTCTTGTTTACACCAAAGATACATAATGGTAGCAATATCCACCATCCAAATGTATATGTTAGGAAACCCCAGATCAACATGCTTCTTCCAAAGAAGAATGCTATGCATACTACAAACACTGTCCATAGTTCCATTACTTATTTCCCCAGTCTTCTGTTTCTACCCAACCAATTTCTTGTTGAGTCCTACCACAAACGATACACTCTGTCTCGTCCTTTGATGCTGCCTTACAATCTTTACAATAGTAAATCTTGTAGATCATTCCTCTATGCCTTCTAACTCTTTTAACTTCCATGCTGGTATTGGCTTACCAAATGCTTGATAGTGCATATAAGCATAAGCCTCTGCCATTCTTTGCTTCTTCTCTTCTTCTGTGTATTCTTTGATAGTATACATATGTTTTTCTCTATTCTTGTCTACTTCTTGCTCTGCCCTTTTATTTTGCTGCCATTTTCTCATGTATGATTTCTTGCAGACCCTACACTCTGTATGAAGTCTAGCCTTATTCTTTTGCTGAGGACCAAAGAATTCATCAGTCAAAGGCTTTGTTATCTTACAGTTAGAGCAGGTTCTGTATTCCATTTATGCGTTGTCTATCCCTTGTGGTACTGAAGCAGTAGGATTGTATAAAGCATGTAAAGCATTTAGTCTGCTATGCATAGCAAGCATATACTCAAACTGCTCATCAGTTGTGTTTGGCCAATCTGATCTGCTTGTGCTTGGAAGAATCATAACGCCTGTTTCAAGGAAGTTAACAATCTTCTGTGCTTCATAAAGCATTACTCCACTTTTAAGTACTGTGCTTGGATTTACTTGTTCTTGTTGTATCATTTGTTTGCCTTCTTCTCTCGTCTGATTAGTTTATGATAGCAGCACTTGCATACTGTACGAGCATAGTGTGGCTTATCACAGTCTTGTGTTGAACACTTCTTCTTGTTAGTAGTCCATGTCTTCTTTGCTGAGGCATTGCGACATACCTTGCAATAGTAATCATAGCCATCATCGTTAGGACGCAAAGCAGTCTGCTTATAGAAGACGCTTAGATCCTTTGTCTCTTTGCATTTAGAACATGTTTTTGTCATTGACTATTCCTAAGTTAAATCTATCAGTAACTATCTCTAAGTGTGTAGGATTAACACAAGCCTTGTTCTCACACTTGTGATGTATTACTTTTCTCTTCTGTGTTGTATCTATGCCTTTAGGCAACTTATCAAAGCCATAGTACAAGGCATATGCAAATCTATGAGCCTTTACCCAACTTGCTGGAGTATCTTCTGTACGACTACAGTTAAGCATTCCATAACCTTTGTCTGACTTAGTACCAGTAAACTCAATACATCCTGTTGACTTATTGCTTAACTTCTTCTTGAACTTATCAACTATCTGTGGGTTCTTTATTCCAACCTCAATTAACTTATCTTTATTACTTAGTCTGGTAGTCATTATGCATTCACCATCCCGTATTCCGCCAAATATTCTCCAACGGTCATGATGCTCTTGTACTCATTGCAATCTAGGCAAACCATGGTCTTGCTGTAATCTATTCTCTCTGCAATTATTGTTTCACAGAAACAGCAGATGGCTGCGTTCATATTTTCTGTATTCATTTTGTTCCCATTTCTATTAGTATTTAGGAGCATCTCTGCTGCTATATAATAAGTATATCATGACTATATTGCTAATGCAACAAATATGGCCCTATTTGGGATATCGTTACCAAATCGTTATAATTGATACCAACCCTTATCCCACAAGGTTAATAATCTATTAAAATATCTGTCATATTGCCATCTAATCATATCAGTAGAGTATTTTGCATATGTATCTGTTGCTATCTCTCTTGGATCTAAGGTCTTTACCTGTTCCGTCGCTTTTACGAACTCAGCCAGAGTATCGCATTTAAAGCCATTGAAGCCGTTCTGGACGGTTTCTGTGAAGATACCTAGGTTAGTTGTTATAACAGGGGTTCCTGTCGCCATAGCCTGTATGTGGCTGTTACAGAAGGGTTCTAGATACAGCGTAGGACTAAAGGCAGCGATTGCTCCACCTAATAACTCTGCTCTATTTTCTGCTGAGACTTCTCCAATATATTCGCCATACTTAGGAATGTAATTGCCTGATCCTGCCATAATTAATCTAACTCCTGCTGCTTCGCAGGCTTGACTGGCTATGTCTACACCTTTGCGTTGAGTCATTCTGCCAAAATACAAATAATAATCTTTCTTTTTTAATTGCATAGGAAACTTGTCTTTATCGTAGTATCCATTAACAACACCATCAAAGAAATTAATATCAACTGAGGCAGCGTTTTTCCATTGTGAATACACTGCTGCTCTCCAAGTATTAGACTCAAAGACTTTGTATTTAGCAAAGGTACCTGAGTATCCTATGCCCCATTCTACTGACATATGGTCAGGAAAGGCATCTGATACAGGCTTTTGGGCTAAACCACCAATTAGACAAATGAAGTCTTTTTGTTCAATATGTCTGGCTATGGTCTGAATAGCATTGCGATTAAACTCTGTCCAATGTGGCAAGGTATTATCAAATGATGCTGATGTGTAGTGATTATTGCCTACTGCAGCCAATCTTAGTTCTTCTGGAAGGCACGGAATAAAGTCAGTAACATTAGCATCTGTTCTATCACCAGAGGCATATAGATAAACCTCATGACCAAGAGAAGTCATCATGTTGCAAAATCCATATACCTTCTCAGTGTAAGCACATGAGAAAAACTCTTTAGTTACTTTAGTGTGTGGCAAGGCCACAACATGGAAACGCATTTTATTCATTTTATCCCTGATTCTCTTAATTTTTGCATAGTATCAGTATACCCTATGCATCCTACTACATTTATATATTTGTATTGTGGAGATATAACGCTCTCAAACTCTTGTTCCCATGGGTAACTGTAATTAGTAAAATGTATTATTTGAATTAAAGGTACATCTGGCTTGGAGTATATTAAGTTGCAGATATTGCTTCCTGGACTTCCAGCCACTACCTCTGCATTATAAAAATAAGATATTTGCTCAAACAAAGACATTCCTGATAAAGACAGAATGGTGTAGCCTTCTTCACTAAAGTAATCTTCTAATGCTGTTAAAAACTCATTGCTCTCATATCTGTCATTAAAGTCTTCTTGTCTCTTGTTTTGTTCTATAGCAGAGTTAGCATCTTTTCTTGTAATAAATATCTTTTTAGGCTTTGATTGATCTTTAATCATATACTTAGTAAAAAACTTTCTTAATTCTTTATTTCCTTCTGGAAAATGATAATATCCTGTGTTGCCAAATGTATAATGCTTTATAAAATCTGCTACATATAGAAATCTTGGGCCAACAGCAAAAGTAATTAATTCATCAACGAATAGTCTGCCATTGTTTAAATCTTCAATAGTCATAACATGCATTCCAAAACTTGAAAGCAAATCTTTAATTTCAGAATTAACAAGATCCATGTTTTGTCCAGTTGGAGACTTTGTATGTTGCTCTATCCATAATATTTTTATTGAGTCATCAATGTTATTTTTATAATAAAGGAATGGGGCAAGCATTTCTTTTATAAAGTGATGATAATGATATCCGTTTGGCATGAGAAACCATTTGCCTTCTAGATGGGTTTCTTTATCACCATTAATAAAATAAAAGTCTTTAAATGAGTAAATTGGAGATCCAGATGTAGTTATATAGGACATAGAACTATAGTTAGGATACTCTTCTCCAGGTCTTACTAGTGGATAGTTTGTCATTAGAATTCCTCTACCTTTAGATCTATTTTACATCCCGCACAAATACCAGACTTAGGTCCATCCTTTTCAAGATGATCTCTCCAAGGCTTATACTTTTCATTTCTGTAAATTTCCCAAATAGGAGCATCATTAATATGAGCCATAATGCCATTCTTATGTTCAGGAACATCTGATCTTGTATTGCAACATATCATTACACTGCCATTGTAGTCTATATACATGTTCTTGAATGGTTGTGTACATGCCTTTGTTCTTACATACTCTTCGTTGAATCCCGCAACTTTTTCAGTTCTAGAGGTTCCTTCTACAGCAAAGTTTCTTGCTCTTAGATGTACAACTATTCCATCTATTATTAGATCATATTCAATCCTATGATTATCTATATCAGAAATAACTACATACTCAACGCCAAGCATTTTTATCTTTTGCTTCATACGCTTCTTCATCTTAGCATGGTCGTATTGTTCATTATTTGCCAGGTACTGTTGAATAAACAACTCATTAAGCCCTGCGTCTTTAAGAGCATGGATATAGTCAAGGGTAACATAGTCACCGTTAGTGTTGGTTCTTAGTTTAGACTTTGGTAATATTTTTCTGGCTTGAGAGATACGCTTTAATATTATTTCTCTGTAGGCTAATGGCTCGTTATATCTGCTGTAAGTAATTTCTTTGTCGTAGTCTATTTCTGCTAATTGATTAAGAATTGATAAGTACATCTCTTCTGGCATAACATTATTGTCAGAATGTCTATCTATATAAGCATTAGGACAAAACCAACATTTTCTATTGCAGTAAGAATATACTTCTATCTCAATAAGTTTGAGTTGCCCCTTGAACCAATCTTTTATATCTATCATTTAACAGGGCTAACTCTTTTCTGATGATCAGGATATTTGATTCCATCAGTATGTTCTCCATTAAAATATCTTCTTCCAGAAGCATGAGATCTTGCTAAATCAACTGTTGTTCTTTCAGCACTAAGAGCATCAGACTCACTAATATCATTTTGAACTATGTCAGCAGAAAAAATATCTATTGCTGGAACTACTTTAAATTTTTCAACAAAGTTTCTTTGAATAGGAATAAAGGCTCCAAGTGCATCACCTTTACGAACTTCTATTTTTAGATCAGGAACAGTAATTTTTATATTAAAGGTAAAGTCTCTTCTAATGTTGTCTGTCTCAATAACACCAGTCATTGCAACACAGCCAGGTATAAACATATTAGGTGGCTGGATAGTCATAAGATTAATTCCTGGTGGAGTCTTTAAAGAAAATCTATTTTGAATAGTTACAATTCCACTTCCAAAACCTGTTTTTACTGTTTGCTTGTATTCGTTAGTATTATCTAAAAAAGTTATCTCTGGATTTTCTTCTCCGTCTTTCCAAATCATGTCAAAATCAATAAGAGATTTTATAACAAAGCCATATTGATTTCCAATGTTTAATGGCAGACAATAATAAAAGTGAGGAGTAAACCAATCTCTTTTTGTTTCTCCAGCAAGAGGAAGGATTACTTCTTGATAATAGCCATTTTCTGGAATATTTAAAGAGTGAGGAACTACAAGTATATGATTATCTGGAACTTCATGTCCAGGATCATTCATGTAAATATTATTTAGTTCTTGCATTCACAATTGTCCTGCATCTCACGGATCAATTTGTCTAAACGATTGGTTGCTGCATTTAATCCATCTATTGCTTCTTGTACTTTATGTTCAGGAGTAGACTGTCCTCTAATCCATCCATCGCTAACTCCGTCTAAATTTGTATATCCACCCATTTGTTTTCTCCATTTCTTGTTATAGTGCTTATCATTCATATATTTATGAAAATATCTTCTTACCATTGTATCACTTCCTGCCTACTATTGGTGCTTTTCTAGCATCTGTCCTTTTGTTCCTTACATCAGCAATTGTGCCTTTGGCTAGATCTGGAAAGTCTTTGCCCTTATTCCTTTTTTGCCAGGAATCCATGAAGGTTTCAACATGAGAATCAATTAACTGCATAATCTGCTCATCAGACATAGCGTTAAGTTCTGCCTCATTGTGCTTTCTCCAAAAGGATTTAACTATTACTGGCTCATATTCTTTGGTCATCTTTTTTACTCTCATAAAGATATACAGCCCAGCCAAGGCATATGGCTAGGATTAAATTATTTGTTACTAGATTAGTAACGCCTGCCGTTATTATGGCTTTAAATACATTATCCATAATTACCACAACTTACAATCTCTTGGTTGATGCATTTTTAAATCTGACTCTACATGCCAAAGCATCTTTTGATTTACTTTAATTCTTCTAGTGCAAGCATTACAATTAATAAAGTTATCCCTATTAATAATAGTCTTCCATCCATTAGTAGTATTGCTACTATCTATATAATCCTTTTCTTTTTTGAAAGGACTTCTTTCATCTATCCAATTTATATTACTTCCCATTTTCTTTTCCTTTCTGAATCTGCCCATGGCTGTCCTTAACATATAGAAATAAATCTTTAAATTAAAGACAGGGCTTCGCCCTTTGTACTGCATCGTAGTCCAGCACTTGCGGTGAGGATTCAACGAGACTCAAGCAATCTGCCCGTAGTCCCTTCAGAACCAACATTGATGTGATCTCTAAACGCTCTGAAGTGTTACCAGTGTACCATGATGTTTTATTAAAAGTCAAATAAACAAAAAGAAGAAGAGCCCTACGCAAGAAACTGGGAAGAAACAGCGTAAGGCCCTTCAGGTTCTATGGATTACTTGGAGGTGATCAACATAGAATATCAGTATAGCAGGTGCTACTTGGTTATGTCAATATAGTTTAATTTTTGTTTTATTACCGTTTTCATCAGTAGTCCACACTTCAACAAAATCTTCTTCTTGTGTAATTTCTTCTGGCATGATTTCTCCTTAATATATCTTTACTTTTACTAGATTACCATCTTTGTCATGGCTCCAGGTTTCAATAGCCTGTGACTCTAGGTCTTCAATTAGTTTATTTAGTTCTTCCATTTTAGTACCAGCCTTTCTTCTGAAAATGTTTCCAGGCTCCACATGGAGTGGAATGCCTTCTGGAAATATAAGATAGCGTAGCAACCAATTGGGATACTGCACTATCTGATTTCTTCATTCCTAGGCTACTTGCTGTGCTGTCTAGGAGTTGTCCAATTCCACTGGCTGTAGAAACTGGGTTCTCTGCCTTTGGATTCCAGGCTGACTCTTTTCCAATCAACTTGGTCAAACACAGAAATTGCTCTTTGTTGAGCAAATCCTTAGCCACTTCTTTTGCATTTACGCTCAGTAATGGTGGCCTGTCTTTATATATTACTAACTCTGGGACTGCTTGTTCTGTTGTTATTCCTGCTTGTATAAAAATTGCTAGTAAAGAGACAATTACTGCTCTCTGCCATAATTTAATTTTTCCGTTAATAAATCTCTCCTTTGGTTGGTTGAACTGCCCCTACCATTAGTCATAGATTTACCTCCTCTACAGTTTGTTGTTCTCAATTAAATCACAGATCTGATCAACGGTCCAGCCATCTAGACCTTCAACCTCAGATAGCCTCTCAACCAGTTCTTCCTTGGCAAAGATATATCCGTCTGTGAAACCTTCTTTATATTCTGACATTGTTCAATTCTACACTATGTTCGTTTATTTGGCTTAATTTAATCTAATCCATCTCTTATATTCATGCTCCAGCATATCTTGCAATAGTCATTACGACCATCTTGATTTGCAATCTTTTTGCCAAACTCTGTTATATCTTTCTTCTTGTTACAGTTAATACAGATCTTGCTATCTCTTTGGATATGGCTTCTTATGACTTCCGTCCGTTTTTTGTTGAAATAATAATGACTCGCACAGGACCTACAATAGGATCCATACCCATCGCCATATTTCCTGTTGGCCTTATTGAAGTCCTCATAGGGCTTCTTAATATTACAGATTGCACAGTATTTCATTATGTCCTAAATGTCCGTTTTGTACTATTCTACTGTAAATCTACCATCTATGCAAGAATCTAGGATGCCCTTTTAAAGCCTTCAGAGGCCCTTTTAAGCCACTTTGAGGGTTTACCCTAGGTAGGAATGCCTAGAACAGGAAAAGAGCCCCAGATTAACTCTGAGGCCCTTCCTTGTAGATTAATGAACAGACAAATAGTGGTGGATCTGTATTTGATCTACATAGCCCTATTGTACTCTTATTTACTTCTTTATGCCAAATTCTTTTTCATTAGGCTGTAGTGCTTTTACGAGAGGACCAACGAGTCCTGCCACAAATGCGTTTGCTAATACCTTTGGATCTGTGATTCCTGCCATGTACATAGCAAGTACGGCTGCAAGGGCTGCTCTAAGATAAGAGGCTCCTGCTGCTAGTGCTTGGTCTTTTGTTGATTTTGGTGTTGGCTTCTTAGTTGCCATTATGACTCCTTTTGTGGTGATTTTCTTTTAGGTCTTACATTCTCAGTCATGAGAATATTCATTATTTGCTGTACCTGGATTTCTAGCCTATCAACGGAATCCTTTAGGCTTGAGCCAGAATTGGGTTTTAATTCAGATAGGTAGTGTTTTACCATCCAACGAACTGCTGTAGCAAGTCCTCCAACTAATGTAAAGATTGCTACAAAGAATGCAGCCCAGTCTTGTGGTGTCACTTATTTCTCCTTATGCCAATCTTGGCCTTTTAATTTATCTTGTGTCCAAAAAGAAACAAGTGTATATCTTATGCTGTTTTTTATTTTAGTTACTCCATGAAGGTGTTCTGGATTTCCTGGGTGTACTGCTAGAGTTCCTGCCTTTGGAGTAATGCTTGTATTAAAGTTTGGATAATATGTTTTACCACCTTCATAATTATCATTAAGATAAATTATTGATCCAAACGCTCTGTGCTCAAAACCTTCGTGTTCAGTATTACTCATATCATCTGCATGAGGTAACTGTTCCATTTCTGGAAACCATCTTACAATTTGCAAGGTATCAGAATAGACTTCAGGAATTGCATAGTTGTTTCTAATAACATTTCCACATCGTGTATTTGCATTAAGCATTAGTTCTGCTGCTTTTTTATCATTCTGTAAAATTGAGTGGTAATTAGTAATGCGATTATTCCAAAACTCATGCCCACCATTTTCCCACAAGTCTAATGAAACTACCGTATCAATTAGATATTGGCAATCTTCTTTTGACAAGAAACTATCCCTAATTAAAGCATTAAACATATTAGTTCCTAATTGCTAAATTAATACATGCTCTTGGAGCCTCAAAAGTTTCACATTCATGAACTAGTAACTTGGGAATAAACAAGAAGTCGCCTTCTTTAACATGATATTCATTCTCTAGGTTATCTCCTGTACGCCAAATCATTTCACCTTTGACTACCCATTGAAATTGATCAACAAGGTCATGGTGCTTATTTCCAACTACGCCTCTGTTTTTCATAAATGTTACAAGGCCAAAGTTATTTGTGTAAACTTCTTTGCCATAAAGAGATATGCCAAATTCTGTAACTGGCTTTAGTTCTGGGATTATTTCCATGTATGGATCATCTAAGTCATTTAGTTGGAAGGCTAGTCTTGACCAGAACCTACATTTTAGATCAAAACTTAGATATTCTTCATCTAAATTCTTTGTATCCAAGTAGGATCTATCTGGAAACTTTTCCATGTCTATCTCTACATATTTTGCAATTACATCCAGAATAGTATCCCAAGATGGTAGATTTGGAAACGGATTCTTGAATATATGTATTCTATTTTCAGCCCTGGCTTGTTCAATCATTGCTAGGTCTATTGGTGTATCTGTCATTTTGGCCCCTTCGTTTTGGCTAGTTGTTATGCCATCCATTGTACTATCACATATCTAAGTCCGTCTGTTACAGGATGAACTTGGTGATTATATACAAAGTTTGATGGAAATAATAAAAGTTGATTCTTCTGTGCTTTAAATCTAAGTCCAAACCTTCTGAACTCAACATCTCCACCTTCGTAATCATCATTTAGATAATAAGTTAGAGAAATTCTACGAGTAAGGTTTGGAGAATCATCAATGTGGTCAACAAACTTTTGTCCAAGCCCATATCTTAGTAGTTGTGGATCTTGATATTGTTCAATACCTGCACCATAAAGGCCTCTATACTCATTTAAGCATGGCATCATCTCAGCACGAAATGCTCTTGTTAAATCTCCTAAAATATCAGGACTATCTTGCAAAACAATAATGTCTGTGTCTCTTGCTGAAGTTTTAACTCCAGAGTTATTATCACCTAAACCAACCTCTGCTGGTCGCCATTCAATATTTTGATCAGATATTTTTTTAATGTAATCCATAGATTCTGGAAATATGTTGTCAAATACAACAATTCCTGGTGCCAGTTCTTTCATTACCATTTTCCTAACGGACATTTTGCTTCTTGTAGTTTTGTTTTAAATAACATGTTGCATCCACATTTTTTACATAAAGATGTTAATTTCATAAACTCTGGGCAGGCCCTACAAGTATTTAGTCTGTTATTAGAGTCCTCTTCAGAAGCAACTGGCGCAGATGGCCTAAGCAAGTCAAGAGGTGTTACTCCATTTTTTTCTTTATATTTTTTCCAAGGTGTTTCCATTTTGCCCCTATTTGTTTTATTTTGTAAAGTTACCGTGTCCAAAATATATATTTGGATTACTTGCTAAAGCAGATCCAAACTCTGATGTTGTTGTTAATTGTTCAATTTCTTCACCACTAGAGTTAAGAAACCTGACAACTGAGCAATCTTCTTCAACACACTCAATAGTTTTTGTTCTATTAAGTAAGTCCATAAACCAGTCATATGTGTTAATTTTTCTTAGCCATTCAATTTCACCATCTTCATTCTTTAAATTAAAAATGATTCCACGAATTCTATAGGCCTCTCCTTCAGCAACAGAGTCTATTAATGCTTGACGGTCTGTTTCTGAGAATAATATATCATTATCTGTTAACATCATGCTCCTTTTTTATAAGTATAACATAAATCAATTATGCACATGGTCCACAACCTGACGCTGGGCTTGTTCCTGGTCCATAACATAGACCAACTCCTGCACCATCGCAAATAGCGTTTGCATTAGCATAGGCTTCAGCAAAAGTAGCAAATGCATAACTATCGCAACCTTGTACGCAAGAGCAACATGCCCAGTAATAAGTTGTTAATGGAGTAACTGGTGGGGTTACAGGTGGCGTGACTGGAGGAGTCACAGGTGGTGTTACTGGAGGAGTCACAGGTGGAGTAACTGGTGGTGTTACTGGTGGTGTTACTGGTGGTGTTACTGGAGGAGTCACAGGTGGAGTAACAGGTGGAGTCACAGGTGGAGTAACAGGTGGAGTCACAGGTGGAGTAACAGGTGGAGTAACTGGTGGTGTTACTGGAGGTGTTACTGGAGGTGTTACTGGAGGTGTTACGGGTGGAGTGACTGGTGGAGTGACTGGAGGCGTTACAGGTGGGGTCACTGGTGGAGGAGTAGGCACAATATATTGTAGTACTACG